GAGTCAAGCCCCCGGCTATGTGGCCCAACCCCTGCCCAATCCCGGCGCCGAAGTCAGCCGGCGAAGCCTGTCCGCCGAGACTGCCCTGGGCGGCGATGTGGTCTTCGTACTGGGGAATCTGAGCCATGCGTCACCTATTCGCCGAACACCGTGGAATTGAGGGAGGTGCTGTCATACCCGCGAAAGCGGGGGTCCCCCCGCCAAACTGGGGGATCGGGGGATTGGCGTGCCACCCCCATTCAGCTTGTAGGTCTGGGCATCGCCGCCAGTCAGCGCCCCGAACGCGCTGAGGTAGCCCGCGGCACTGTCGTTCTTGGACTGCGCCGACTCCAGGGAAGCCTGGTCCTGGTAGCCGAGGCCCTTGAGTTGGTAGTTGTATCGCGTAGTCAGATTGTCCAGGGCCGCGGAACGGGCGCTGTCGGCCAGCACGTCTGCCGGGGACCCATCACTCATCTGCACACCCGATGCGCCATAGGCCGCCATGGCCGCGCCCATCCGGCGCTGTGCATCGCGGGACTGCGCCTGAGAAGCCGCTTCGCCCTGGGCTGCAGCTATCTGGGAGTTCATCGAGTCTAGCTTGGAGTTGTAGTCGGCGGCCTGGGAGGCAGCCTGCCCTTGCTTCACAGCGCCGGCCACAGCCATCGCGGTGGAAGCGGCCATCAGGACGACAGGTAGGGCAGCCATTATTTCACCCTCGAATAGAAGGACGCATCAGAGCCGTCCGGGTAGTAGGCGCGAGCGCAAACAGTCTCCAGGCGGAAACCGAGCATCCTCAGCCACCGGTGCCCGGCGGGGAAGCCGCACAAGCAGTCCGACTCCAGGCGCTTCTGCGGCGCATCGTCCAGGATCTTGCGGCAGGCCCGGTGGAGCTCCACGAAGTGCGCCCGGGCGCCAACGCCCAGGATAGACCACACCTGGCCGCGGCCTTCCCAGATTGCCAGGATGCCGCCCACGCCCAGGATCTCGTCGCCCTCCAGCGCGGTCCAGGTCTGCGGGCCCTCAGCGCTCTTGGCGTATTCGGGTGTGCATGGGAACGTCCCGAGCTGCGCCTGCTGCACCTGGAGGGTCAGCATGTGCTCGGCGCGGTACGGGACCATGATCATTGGTTGTCCTGGGTGTCCATCTGGGTAGTGAGAAGGGTGATGTTCGAAGGCAGCGGGCTGTCGGTTTCCCAGTAGACATCGCCGGCTTCGCTGCTGACCCCGTCATAGGTCCAGCGCTTGAACCCGTCGTAAAGGGCGACTTGGGAGTCCATATTATCGGTGCTGGAGCGCCAGGGCTGAACGTCAAGCCCGGTGGGGGAAGACTGAGACTCCAGGCTTAGCCCGATGGACTGGAAGAACCGGAAGATGGTGCGGAAAACTTTCTTTAACTTGCCCTGGGTGGGGCCTTCGGCACCCCCCGATTCGATGCAGAGCGTGCGGCCGGCGGACTTGAACTTGATACCAGCATATCGGGTGTTGGCCACGCGGTTGAGGGTGACGGTGCCGGTAGCGTCCACCACGCAGTCTGGGTGGGTCGTGCCGTCCGCCAGCACACTGACGGTTTGGCCGACCAGATGGTTCAGGCCGACGATGTAGTTCAGGCCGAGAGTTCCGTAAGCGCTCACCGAGCCGTCCAGGAATTTCGCGTTCTGGATGGCGTCCCCGTCTTCCCAGGGCTTCGACATGATCTCGATGGTGCGAATGACCTGGCCAACTAGACCGCCAATGACCGGCCGATTGACGACACACCAGACGTCATCCCGGGTGATGTCCGGCGCCGGGATACTGGCTACGCTCTCGACGACAGCGCCGGCGCCCATGGGATGCTGGTGCCAGCCGCAGGTCTCCTGGTCCTTGTCGTAGGTGATTGCCACCAGGGTGCCATCGTTTCGCACAGCCCAGACGATCTGCTGCGGCGCAAGCTGCAGCGCCAGCTGCTTCAGTCCGGTCTTGGTCAGGTGCTCGCTCACCAGCGAGATGTCCAGGGCCTGGAATGTGTTGTACATGAACTGGTAGGTCATCTCGCGCAGCTTGCGACCGGTGCGCTGAACGAACAGGGTCTGCTTGCCACAGCGGATCGGGGGGATCTGCGCGGATCCGTAGTTGCCCAGGAACTGGGCGTTCACGTTGCTGGGGGTGATCGCCGCGCCGGTCCCACCGCTCGGAGCGATGATCCACTCGCCGCCGGCGGTGCCAACCAGCAGGCCCTGCGCGTCCGAAGCCATCCAGCGAATCGCGTTGACCACGCCGGCGTCCAGGTCGAAAGAGATGGCATTGCTGTCTACCACCGTGCCGTCAAGGTTGGTGGGCGCCTGGTTCTCGTAGTCCCCGCTGTTGGAACCGTCCAGGCGGCCGGGGCTGTTGGCTGCGCCGCCCCAGATCAATCGGCTCTGGTGGAAGGTGACGGTGCTGGGATAACCATCCGTCGCGTTGTAGAGGCCCAGACGCCAAAATGTGGTGGTAGCCGGGACGATGGCGGTGGGCGCGGCCAGGGTGACGGTGGGCGCCAGGGTGTAGCCCGTGCCGGTCACGCTGATGGTGACGGAGGTGACCACGCCGTTGGTCAGATTTGCGTAGGCGACGGCGCCGCTGCCGCCGCTGACCGGCGTGAACGTGACACTCGGGGGCTGCGCGCCGTAGCCGCTGCCGCCGTTGGTCACGGTGACGCTGAACACACTTCCGCCGCTGGCGTTCGCGGTCGCGGTAGCAGTCGCCGGCAGTTGGGCGCCGAGGGGTGGCGCGATGGCCCACTGGACGTGCGTGGTGTCGGTGAAGGTCATCGTGCCCCACAGCCACACGCCCCCGCACTTCAGGCGCAGGACGCGGCCGGTGTCGCTGGCGCGGAAGCCGGCCCCACCATTGATGCCGGAGATGCTGCTGGCGGTGACCGTGACGGTGCCGCTGGTGCCCGATGGGGTCAGCGTGGTGGCCGTGACATTGACAGGCAGGTAGGGCCCGTCCAGCAGGGAGACCGGCGTGTAGGTCCAGGCCAGGGCGCCGGCGCGCTGAAGCTTTGCGGGCGGGTGGTTGGCGTGGGCGATGTAGAGCGTGTCCGCGCTCTGAGCGAAGCACATGCCCCACAGTTCGCTGGTAAGATAGGGCGTGACCACCTCGACCGGAACCCCGGTGTTCAGCAGGGGCTGACCGTTGGCGAAGATCCGCACGTAGAGGTTCCCGATCTCCAGGATGTAGGCCTGGGTGACCGAGAACTCGAATTGCTGGAGCCGGGGCGCGTAGGTGCTGTCCTTCACCTGGGCGACGAACGCGAAGCCCGGGCGCCGGGTCAGGCCGCCCTGCTGGGTCGGGATATAGTTCTGGCACAGGGCCAAGCCGTTCTTGTATTTGGCCAGGTCGTAGCGCCCATAGGCAAGCGGGGACCACTCGCCCCCGTTGAAGTTGCTCTGGGTCCAGGTGGATTTCGCCACGGCTTAATCCGCCTGGATCGTGAAGTTGACCCACCCGGCCGGCCACGCGCCGCCGCCCTCTTGGGTGAACCCACTGCGATGCGCGGTCAGGAAGCCGTCATCCGGGGGTTCCACTGGGCGCTGCTCGAAGGCGTTATTCCTGCGAGCCTCGCGGGACAGATCGGCATATTCAGCGTCGATGGCTTGCTTCTTCGCCGTCGAGTTGGTGAGCCGCTGGCAGAGATCACTCGCCAAGCTGCTTGCGAGCATATCGTAAAAGACCGAGTCCCACTGGGCCGCATCGGTGATGTCCGCGATGTAGCGCAGGTTCAGAACGCTGCTGGCGTTGCTGAGGATCTTCCGACCTTCGATCACCCAGTCTAGGTCCACGTCCTTCGGCATTAGCACACGCAGGCAGTCGGCCGGCAGGGTGAACTGGTAGGTGAAGTGGAAGAGCGGCGTGGCCGTGTCCGGAGCGAGGACGGCTCGCTTGATCGAAAAGTTCCAGCGGTGCTTGCGTAGCTCGCTCTTCCGGTTGCTGTCGTAGGCGATGAGCAACTGCCGCCCCTGAAGCGTGTTGCTATCCAGGGCGATGATGCTCGGCTCGCCAAGCCTCTGGAGAGCCGAGTTGCAGCAGTCGACATCGCTTTGGGACATGGTCTACCCCTTAACCAAGGCCCTGAAGGCTGGCGTAAACACCCGTCGGGGAGCCGCCCGTGCAGGCCACGCGGGCGTTGCCCGCGGGCAGATCGATGCTGGTCTGGGTGAACGGCAGCGTGGCCGACTTGACCGGGGAGCCATTGAAGACCTGAACGTCGATCCAGGTAGTGGTGAACGGCGCCTGGAACTGCAGACTGGTGGTGGCGCCCACGGGAACGCCCTCGGCGAAGAACATGTACTCCCCGCCAGGGATTGCCACCGGATTGCCAGTCGCCGACAAGTTGGAACCGAGGTTGTATGCGAGAGGGTCGCAGCGATTGATGGGCATGTCCTACTCCTAGAGGGGCGGGAAGCCCAGCTGGACGATGTAGTCGATCAGGTTCTCGATGGCGATCTTGGCCGCCTGCTTGTCGGTCACGTTGGCACCGTTGACGGTGATCTCGACGTCGGTGCTGTTGGTCGAGGTTCCGACCACCGCCGTGTCGCGGTTCTTACCCTCGTTGATGCCGTAGTAGTAGGTGGTCACCGGGTTCTCCTTTCAGGAAAACCGGGGGCCGGTCGCGGTGGACCAGCCCCCGGAGGACGCCTAGTTGGGCATCGAGTAGAAGATATCGATCACCTGGGTGCCGGACGCCGGCAGCGAGGCCGCGGCGATGGTGCCGATGACGGTTTCCTCGGCGGTGGAGGGATCCACCGCGCCAGCCGCGGCTGTCAAGCCGAAGAAGGCCGGGGCGCCGTCAGCGGCAGTCGAGGTGGCCGCCGCACGATACTTGCCAGTGCTGGAGGCGTTGCCGATGGCCAGGGTGGCCGAGGCCCCCATGGTCGCGCTCTGGGTGATGACGCCGAAGGCGAAAGTGGCGCCGACGGGGAGCACGCCGAGCACCAAGGTGTCCGAAGTGGTCTGGGTGTTCCAGGTGATGGTGGCGCGCAGCCGCTTCAGGCGGGCCTGATAGACGGTGGCGCGGGGCTTGTAGCCGACGGGGACAGCGGTGAGGTTCGCGGTTCCCGCCATTTCCTGCGAGTAGTAGGTGGCCATGGTTTAACTCCCGGCTGATTCGTGAAGTGGGGGCCAAGGTTCAGCCAGACCTCGCAAGGCCCCCACTCAAGGGAAAGGAACTACTTGCAGCAGATGATTCCGCAGCGCTTCTCTTCAGTCCGCGCGGCGCCGATGGTCTCGGTCACGTAGACCTGCATGCTGTTCCGCTTGTCGGGGCGCCGGTCGACGCTGGCCTGGATGTCGTTCCAGATGCCCAGGGTCATGCCGGACTTGGCCCAGAAGGGCACCAGCCAGCGAGAACCGGTGACGTAGTTGCCGTCAACGTCCGAGGAGGTCAGGCCGCTGTTCAAGGACAGCGTGTTGGCGAAGTTCGCGGCGCCGGGGATCCGCTCGGAGTGGATGAATCTGAACCCCATGAAGTTGGTGATCTTGCCGTCCACCAGGACCGGTCGGGTGTTGTAGTCCAGGCTGATCATCTGCGCTTCGTTGCGCAGGTTGTCGTTCTGCTGGGCGCTGACGACCATGTAGAGCGGATCGTTGTCCACGTCCACGTCGGACAGTTCCAGCAGCTTGCGGGCGGCGCGCAGCTTGGCGATGTTCAGCCCGGTCGCGGCCGAGGCGCCGACGGTGGAGGCCACCATCTGGGAACCGGAGTTGTAGGCGGACAGCAGGCCGGTCGCGTTCGTGCCGGTCTCACCGGTGTTGTTGGACCCGAGGTGACCGGCGATGATCACGTCGTCCTGGGCGCGGCCCATGGCCATGGTGCCGGCCTGGGCGTAGTAGCCGGTGGGGTCGATCAGCAACCGGAGCTTGTCCTGGTTGTCAACCAGCTCGGCCCAGTCCGCGTCGATGGGGTAGATCCACCGGCGATCCTGGGGGGTGGAAATGAGGGGCGTGTCGGTGTGCCGACCCTGGTTGAACACCGGGTTGACGCTGCCGATCTGCTCCATCATGGATGCGGCCTTGCCGAAGAACTGGCGGTTCTCTACGGTGCCGCGCAGGCGCGAGCCCTTCTGCTGAAGGAGCATCGCAACGACGGTCGAGTATTCCTGGACCTGGGCAGTGGTGATCTGATAGGACACAATGTCCTCCGAGGAAAAGTTGAAAGCATTGACCTTTAGGGGGTCATCTACCCTCGGCTTGTCCTCGGATGGAGGGGCCTGTCACGGCTGGAGCAGACTACGGGAGCTATTCGAAAACTGAGGGAACAGCCTTATCCGCTTTTGTCTGCCGGGACTTCTTTACGGGTTCCGTCTCCGGAACGGGCTCGGGAGCCTCGGTGATGTGATTATAGAACTTAGTGGATATTTCCGCAACATGCTCGATGCAACCATAAGTTCCATCGATCTTGCACTGGGAGATCGCCAGCTCCAAACACCGGAGTCTGACTTCAGAAGCGTCCATCAGCCCTCCGGGTAGGCGAAAGCGTTCAGCTTGGACAGCTCGGCCCGGGCCCCAGCGTCACCGCGGGACAGCTTGCCCGTGAAGTCGCGATCGGCCTTCAGCTCGGCGATCTTGGCCAGGGCCTGCCCCGGAGTGAGCGCGTTGCCGAACTTCTGCCCACCTTCACCGGTGACGAAGTCGGGTTCGCCGGTCTTCGCGCCGATCTTCTGGAACAGCTCCATGGTGGCCTTGAGCCCCATGTTGGCTTCCATCTTGTCGATGGTGGCCTTGTCGATGCCGAGCCCGCGCACCGCAGCCTGGGCCTGGGCGACGTTCTGCTGGAACGCGGCGCCCCATGCCGTCCTGAGCGCGGCGTCGTCGGCAGCGATGGAGGCGTCCAGCGTGGCCTTGCCGGCAGCCTGGGCTGCAGTAGCCTGCTCGTTCCACCAGGCGGCCAGACCTTCGCCGGCGGCCTTCGGGATGCCCAGCTCATGCAGCTTGGCGGCCACCCCGGTGGCGAACTCGGGCGGCACGCCCTCGGGGACGGGGATCTTGTAGCCGGAAGGATCGGACGGCCGGCCGAGCTTGTCGTAGAAGGAAGCCAGTTCCGCCGGCGCTGCGTCCGGGTTGGGCAGCACCACCGTGCGGCCGGCGCGGTCCGCGCCCAGCAGCTTCTCCAGGTTGACGTAGGACTCGACCACCTGGGTCGGATCTGTCCAACCCTTGTTCTGGACGTAGCCCACCCGGGCTTCGTCGGCGCCGGCCAGCCACGCGGGGGCGGCGACGGGCGTGACGGCAGGCTCCGTGGTGAGGGTGGTGGCTGCGGATGGGGCCTGGGCTACCTGCGCGGGAGGTGCTCCACCTTGCCCACCATCAGTGGGGGTGAGAAGGTCAGTCATGCAAGCTCCTTAGTTGACCGAAGCGGTCAGGGTGTGTCCTTCGACCTCGTCCTTGACCTCGTTGGTCATGACGAAGTGGACTGCGCTGAAGTCGGGGCTGATGTCGGCGGCCAGGACCTGGATCTCTTCCAGGAAGAACTCCTGGGGGAGCGGCTTCCACAGGCTGCTCTGCTTGGTGGGGGCGGCCGGGGCCGCGGGGGTTGCCGTCCCGGGGACTGCATCCTTGGCGACGTCGGGCGGCGTGATGGTGAAGCCCTCACTCTGCAGGAGAGCTTCGGCCTGGGCTTCGGGGGTCAGTTCGTCAGGCATTGGGGCTCCTTGGGGGCTGGGGCGCGTTAACGCGCAGGAGTTCGTAAAGCTCTTCATCCGTCATGTTCAGGTTGTTGAAAATCCTCAGCCAGACCTCCCGGCGACCCTCAGCCACAGCGTGCAGCCGGGGGTCGGGATGAAAGGTGCTCTCGCGGGCGCGGCAGAACCGGGCCAGATCACAGAGTACTTCCTGTCCAAGGGGGCCTTTGAACGTGAGGCAGTAGGCGTTGCGGCGCCGGCTGATGAAGTCCTTGATGGGATCGAAGATGCTCATCCTGGCTGCCCCTGGTTGGGCATGCTGCCCTGCGGCGCCACAGCCTTGGTCATGGCCGCCATGCCAGGCAGCGCCTGGGTGAGTTGGGCGGCCTGCTTGTCGGCCTGGCGCCCCTGACGCAGCTGGGCCACCGCATCCGCACTCCGGATGAATCTGGACGGCGCACCGTTGATGTCGGCCACTTCGGGGGTGATGACGTCGAAGTCATACCAGTCCATGACGCTGGGGTCCTGGGTCTGGCTGGCGATCTCGGCAGAATACTGAACGCTGCGCATGATGCCGGACGCAGCTTCGGAACGCATCTGCCGGTTGAGCGGGGCGTCGTACTCGATCTTGTATTCGGCGTTCGCGTCCAGGATGATCTGCGGCGGGGGCGGAATCAGGCCCTGGTAGACCAGCAGATCGAACTCCCGCTCGATCATCGGGC